TCATAACTGTTTTCTCTAACTTGGTCTGCTAATTGTCTGTATAAATTTTCTGCCATCTGCCATGTTGCTTCGGCAGATGATAGTCTTGTATTTATTTCTGAAATATTTTTTTGAACTTGTTTAAGATCTCGTTCGAGATTTATAATTTCTTGCTCAGATGCATTAATAGTATCTGTAAGATTAACAACATAACGGACACCTGTGAATGTCCCCACTAATACTGAGGCCACTATTGGTACCATAACTATGTTTTTCTTTAACAAATCTACTAAGTTCATAAAGCATTTTTATTGTTTTTTAGCTGTGTATAAATTTTTAATTTTTCTAAATGGCCAACACATGTGATGCCAAATATCTTTTAACATTTTTTTCATCTTAAAGTAATCCTATAATTATTAATATAACAATGAGTGTAAAAATTCCAAAATGCCAGTTTAATAGTTCTTTTGGATGAAATAAACTCGGGTTCATTATTACGTTATATAAAAGACGTAATTGAACATTAATGAAAGACCATACCATTTTTATGATATTTTTTAATTGATCCATAACTCCTCCTTAATCATTGTCTTCGTCTAAATTTTTCAGCTTATAATCATAGCTACCTTCTTCATGTTCGTCGGTAATCCATTTCGCTGAATTTTCTACGGAGTATATCTTACTTGTTACAAGTCTGTTAATCAAGTTTTTGTTTGGGTCAACTCCCATAGATGCATCAAACATTTTAAGCCTATTATTAGGCTGTATTGCAAAGTTTCCATCTTCTAATTCAAGAACATGGCCACATTTATGTTGGTCTGGTTTTTCTGCGTAACCAAAATTTAATTCATTAAAATCACCTGCACACCAATCAATTGTAAAAAGATACTTACCTTTACGTTTTACTTTACGTCTTGATGTGTATTGCATCGTAGCACCAGCTAACTCATAAAAAGTTGTGACACTTACATTGTAACTAAAACTATCCCACATAACTACTTCATCAAGAGGCAGCTCTTTTACTCCGGGTTTAGTACAGAATGCAGTAATAGGTGCTCTCCACCATAGGCCACCATCTTCCATTAAAAAATGAAACAATGGCACCCTGTTTGGAATAGAACTAAATCCAAATACTCCTACTTCAAAATATTTATCGTGTGAATCTTTTTGATCTCTTAGATAGTTGCCTCTGACATAACATTCTATGACAGGTATGTTTGCGTTTAAATAAGCCATAATTAACCATTAATGTCTCCCCAATTGTTTGCTAATTCACAATCTACTTTGTTGGGAACTTCCAAAGTGACTGCCTCCTGCATGATCTGAACAATTTTATTTGCTTGTTCTTGATCTTTAACAGAAATACAAAGTTCATCATGAATTTGCACGTGAGCTACTATACCATTTTTATATAAATCCAACATGGCTTTCTTTGTCATATCAGCGGCCGATCCTTGAATTAATTTATTTAAAGATTTGTAAGTAAACGCTCTTCTAATTCCTGGTCCGTGTTCCTGTAACGCTTCTTCATGTGGCAATGCTTTGTGCATACCAAATTGATTAGGCTCCCATAAATGAAATCTACACAATCGTCCCAAGAGAGTTCGAATTTGACCACGCTCTTGGGCACGATTGGAAGCACTATTCATTAGCTGCTTAACGAAGGGAACTTTAGCGTGGTATTGATCGAACAATTCTACTGCTTTGTCTTTTGATACACCTAACTCAGCCTGGAGTTTTGCTTTACCCATGCCGTAAAATAATCCTAAATTAATTACTTTGGCTTGTGACCTTGGAATCTTTGCCATGTCCGCTACTACTTGGTGAAAGTCCGTTGAGGTGTCGTTTTCATAATTATCTATTACATCATTTACAGACGGAAATTTGTGTAAAGCTGCATAATGCACTACCAACCTAGGCTCTTGCTGAGAATAGTCAAAACTACCCCATCTATGGCCCTTCTCGGGTATAAAAATAGACCTAATCATAGGTCCAAGATCCTTATTTCTAGCAGGAAGTTGCTGCAAATTAGGATTTGAATAGCTAAATCTACCGGTCACAGTTCCGCCTTGATCTGACCTTATTTGATTTATGTCGGCATGAATCCTGCCTTTGTGTTCATGTTTAATTATGGTATCTATAAAAGTAGTATGAGCCTTATTAGTTTCTCTAGCTTTAGCAATCATTCTAACTACTGGATGTTCATGATTAGAAATAAAATTTTTAGTAAAAGAAGGTGCCTGTGATTTCGCAGTTCTTTCGTAAGATAAACCAAGTTTATCAAAAACTTTGGCAACACTTCTTGCAGCCATCAATTGAACTTCTACTCCTGTTTCTTTTTTTATTTGGTGGAGTAATTTTTCTTCTTCTAATGTTAATTGTTGCTTTAGTTTATGAGCTCTTTCAACGTCCACCCTCACTCCAAGAAATCTCATATCGACCAGACAAGGAAACAGATCTGTCTCGAGTTCAAAAATAGACTCAACATCTTGATGTAATAATTCTTTTTTAAATATTTGCCAAAGTTCTAAAGTAAGTTCAGCATCTTTTTCTGCATAAGACCCAACATACATTGCAGGTAGCTGCCACATATCTGCTTTAGGATCTAGTCCTCTAGATTTTGCTTCTTCATTAAGAGCAGCTTCATTTTTACCATGACCTAGATAATCCCAAGATAAACTATTTAAATCAAATCTAAATCTGTTTTCATCAATTAAAGATGCTGCAATCATTGTGTCGACTATCTGTCCATTAATTTTTAAACCCATAGACCTAATCCAACACACGTCATACATGGCGTTATGAAATATTTTTATAGCGTCACTAGCTAATACATCTTGGAACCAATTAAGAGTTCTTTTCTTATCCATGTTTGGCCCCGATCCATGAGCAATTGGAAAATAAAATTTTTTTCCTGGCACAGCAACAGCAATCCCAACTACCTCTCCATGACCAATTACAGATCCAGAACCTTTTGTTTTTAAATCTGGATCTTTTGTTTCTAAGTCTACAGCAATCTCATCGTATTTTCTTAGATCTGGATACTCTTCAGGTTCGTTCCATTCTGTTTGTGCTTCAAATAAAGGTACCTTCATTTTTTATTTTTTGTATCATTTATTTTCAACATTTCCAATTGACAGTAATGCACTATTTTTTTAAGGTCTTCTATTCCTCCCTTCCTCTGATAACGACAAACGTATTTTACGACGTTGCCTTGAAAAAAAGAAAGATCATTTTTAGAAATAAATTCATAAGGTTGAATGGGAAACTTAGTGTAGTGATTTCCCCCTATCTGAGTGTATTGAGGAAACGCTTCCTCAAATATATCTTTTGTTGTCATAATTGGTAGCCCTTTCGTTCTATTTTTGCTCTCATTAAATATAAGTTTCTTTTTGCTCTCGTACAACCTACATACCATACTCTATGTTCTTCGTCACGTTTTATTATGCTTTTAATCGTAGCTTCTCTTATTTTTTTAGCATTGTCTAATACTAAAATTACGTTTTCACATTCACCACCTTTTGCAGCATGAATTGTAGATACTTTGATTCGTGCATTTTCACTTAATTTTTCTTTATTAGATAACATTAATCGTATGTAAATTTTATCCTCTGCTGGTGCATTATCAAAACATTCAAACCATTTTAAATCTTTTTTAAGTTCTCGATCCCCCATGTATTCTTTAACATCTTCTAATGCTGTCTCACTTACCTCTTCTCCATTTAACCACTTAGTGTGATTTATGATGGCTCTATACAGTTTTGTATTGTAACTTTTTTGATGTTTGTTTTCATAATATAAACCTTTTACTTTTAATAAATTACATATCTCTTTAGATCTTGATATTGTTCTTGTTAAGATTAACCAGCTATCTTGATAAAGATCAATGTTTTCTAAACTATTGATTTTACTACATAATCCTTCTTCGTTTCTTGGTAAATAATTTTTGGTTGCTCTTAATCCTTCGATTCGTGCAGTAATAATTTCTGAGATGTCCTGCACTGCTTTAGGAATTCTTCTAGACTTAGACAAAACTTTTTCTGTTGCAGGTTCATTAATAAATCTATCCACATCTGCACCCGCCCATCCATAAATAGCTTGATCATCATCTCCTGCAAGATAGATATTTTTTGATTTAGATTTTAAAATATCATAAAGTTTCCATTGTATCGGAGAAAGATCTTGAGCCTCATCAATAAACACCACATCAAAGTTTGGAACTTTAGTTGGTTGTTGTACAATATCATGAATCATGTCGGTGAAGTCTACTAGATTATTAACGTCTGGGTGTTTGTAATTATTATAATTTGCTTCA